TCTAGTGGTGGTAGTATTACCTTCACTGCTCAATTACCATTTGGTACTCAAAGATTTGTTTCATTTAATGAAAGTAACTTCTTAATTACAATATTAGATGAAGGAAGTGCAACTGATGTTGAAAAAGGTGATATAGTTTATATCACATCAGATCAAGTTAATATTAGTGCTTCTACCGATTCTACTAGTGGTTTAACATCTGGTAGTGTTGTTCTTTCTTTACCACAAACATTCTTTGGTGGTGATGCATCTAACTATACAGCATTTCCTAAACTTAAATTAAGTGCTACTCTTGAAGTAACAAAAGCAAAACCAAGACTTAAAACAGCAAAACTTAATACCAGAATTGTAATTCAATCACCTGGTGATAGAGTTATTCCTTTCAGAGGAAAGAACTATGATACTCAAAGTGTAGAAACTTTTACATATGCTGATGCTTTCAAACTTAGATATGTTTATGAAGGTTCTTCACAAGATGCTCCAACTGTTGATGCATCAGGTAATCTTGTAAGTGGAACTGACGTTACCAACAGGTATACATTTGATAATGGACAAAGAGATACTGTATATGATGTATCAAGAATCATATTGAAGCCTGGATTTGAAGCACCAACTGGTCAATTATTGATTGCATTTGATTACTTTGATCATACAACTGGTGACTTCTGTACAGTTGATTCATATTTACATGAAGCTGGTGTTGGTGCTGATGAGATTCCAACATACAATTCACCTGCTTTAGGTAAAATATCTTTGGGTGATGTATTAGATTTCAGACCAAAGGTAGATAATGATGCTATTATATCAGGATATCAAGATACTTCTTTATTAGGTTCATCTAATAGTAGGTCTTTTGCTGGTGGTGGCGGTATTGTTTCTAGTACACCTGCACCAGATTCAAATCTTGAATATACTTTCTCATTTTCACAAACACAATATCTTAGTAGAATTGATGGATTGTTCTTAGATAAGAAAGGTAAATTCCATATTAAGGAAGGTAATTCTTCTTTAAATCCAACTAAACCAGATCCAATTGAGGATGCTATTGCTTTGTACTACATGTACATACCAGCATTTACTCAAACAAGTAAGGATGTAAGAATTGTACCAGTTGACCATAAACGCTATACAATGCGTGACATTGGTAAGTTGGAAAAACGTATTGAGAGACTGGAATATTACACTACGTTAAGCATTCTTGAGCAGCAAGCACTCAACATGCAAGTTATTGATGGTAATGGTAATAATAGATTTAAGAGTGGTTTCATTGTAGACAATTTTGAGACTCATAAGATTGGTTCATTACAATCAATTGATTACAAGTGTTCTGTTGACACACAACAATCTGTAATGCGACCTCAAGCAAAGGAAGATTCTTTTGGATTGGTAGAAGTTAATACTAGAGATGATCAAAGAAATTCTGCTGGTTATGTAAGGAATACTGATCGTGTTACATTACCATTTACAGAATTAAAATTACTAGGAAATGATTTTGCAACTAAGACAATCAATCCTAACCCATTTGTAGTATTGCAATATGCTGGTGATTCGTTTGTTGGTCCTAATGTAGATGCTTGGTATGACACTAGTGTTGCACCACTTGTTACTGACAATAATACTAATCTATATTCAATATTCCTTGCTAAGGATAATTTAAAGGATGCATTCTCTAGTCTTTATAATTCATATAAAGTTAATTGGATAGGTGCAAATAGATCATTCTTTAATATTGATTCTTTTGGTGATACAAATACTGATGTATCAGGTTCTAATGTTACTAATGCTTCTGTTTCTAGTTCATCAAATGTAAGTCCTGATAATAATGAAGTTGGAAAGGGACTTTCCACTAAGGGAGTTGGATCTAATGTGGTATCCACTTCACTATCATTCTTTGCAAGAAGTATACCTGTTAAATATGTAATTAATCGTCTTAAACCAAATACAAGAATATATCCATTCATGGAAGGACAGGATGTTTCACGTTGGGTTAATTCTGATTCTAAGTATACAGGTATTGCTGGTAATTCCTTATCTTCTTTCAACACACCTATTATTACAGATGAAAATGGTAATGCTAGTGGTATTATCTTAGTTCCTGCTGGATTACCTCCTAGGGAAGCAAGTGTATGGACTGGTGATGCTGCTAATTTAGATTATGATACTAGTGCTAGTGAGATTAGATTTACAACTGGTGTGAAGACTATTAGATTTACATCAAGTTCTACCGATGCTGATAAGGATACAGTAGAGACATATGCAGAAGTTAAGTACTATGCAACTGGTCTTCTACCTGAGAATCCTTCTTCTATTGTATCTACATCACCTGCATTCTTTAAGGCAAATGAAGGTACACAGGTAACAGATAGTAATACAGAGAATCCAGTTAAACCAAATCCACTTGCTCAAACATTTACTGTTGAGGGATTTGATGGTGGTTTATTCAGTACTAGTGTTGATTTATTCTTCTCCACTAAGAGTTCTAATATTCCAATTAGAGTATATCTAACTGATATTCAAAATGGAAAACCAGGTAAGAACATTATACCTGGCACACAAAAGGTTCTTAATCCTGACACATATCTAAGAGTTCTTGCTAGTGACACACTTGAAGTAACTAAAGGAGAAAAAGTTACTGGTCAATCATCTAATGGTTCTGGTCCTGTTTCACGTGTATTTGACAAGAATAATATTGAATTGATAGCTTCAACTACTGGTATATTCTCATTAACTAATGATCAAATCTATACATTGGTATTGGATAATCATACTGGAACAGCATTTAAACAAGATGAAACATTAACTGTACCATCAATTGTTGCTGCTAATAATGCAAACAATACATCTAATACTCTTAAGATAGTAAAAGATTCTGGTAGAGTTACAGGTTTGACTGTAAGTAATACTGGAACATCATATGATTCTGCAATCATAACTTTAGAAAGTCCACAATTACCTGGCGGTGGTGGTGCTACTGCCACAGTTAGAGTTTCTAATGGTAAAGTTTATCATTCTGATATTATCTTATCTGGTTCTGAGTATACAGAACCACCAGCAGTTATTATACGTGGTACAGGTACAGGTAACTCTGGTGCTGTAATTGAATCTTCTATTACTATTGATACACCAGCAGTTCGTATGGGTATTTCTACTGATCAAACTGGTGTTACCAATTCTACTACTCCAACTAACTTCAAGTTTGATTATCCTGTCTATCTACAGAATGATACTGAGTATGCTCTTGTTCTTGAGACAGACTCTATTGATTATCTTGTATGGGCATCTAAACTTGGTGAAACAGAGGTGGCCACTAGCACAACTGTCACAACACAACCTGCTTTAGGATCTTTATTTAAGTCTCAGAATACTAATGCTTGGACAGAAGATTTATTTGAAGATCTTAAGTTTAGTTTACATCGTGCAGAATTTGATATTTCAAGAACTGCATCTGTTCTTCTTACAAATGAAGATCTTGGTTATGAATTGCTAGATGTAGATGCAATAGAAACTAATACTAATTCTAATTCTAGTGCAACATCAAATTTATTTAAAAATAATAGATCTATCATTAAAGTAAATCATTTTAATAATGGATTTAGTAGTTCTGGAGAATCACAAGTATTCTTTAAGGGTGGAACTGATGTAGGTGGTATTGCCTCTACAGAATTGAATGATACTCTATATCAAGTTACTAATGTAGGAATTGATAGTTACAATATTACATCTGTTAATAAAGCAACAACGAGTTCTTTTGGTGGTGGTTCATCACTATATGCTTCTTATAATAGAAAGTATGAAAAAATTCATGCAACTGTTCCTAGTTTATCATTTGCTCAAACTAAGATAGAGAGTTTTATTAAAACAACAAACATTGCTCCTGTTGATGATAATGTTGGAACTTTTACAACATATAGTCAGACAGAAGATTATGAAAAGACTTTCTTAAATGAAGATTTCTTCTTTATTAATCAAAAAGTATTATCATCTAGAGTCAACGAAAGTATAAACAATATTGATAGATCTTTAACTTATAAAGTAGATTTATCAAGTACTACTTCTCATCTTTCACCATTAGTTGATTTATCAAAAGCATCAATAAAAACTATTAGTAATAGAATTGAAAACGCTAGTGGTCAAGAAGATAGATTTGGTCGTAGAGATCAAATATTAGAATTCTACCCAGTTTGGGAGTTCACAGTAACTAATGGTACAGGAACTGCTATTACTGATGATCAAAGGATAACAGGATTAACTACTAATGCTTCTGGAACTATTCTTAAAGTTGATGGTTCTACATTAACTGTGAGAGTAGATACAGTGAATACTTTCCTTCAAGGAGAAGGACTTAAGTTTGGTACTACAACTGCTTTAAATCCAGACACTACTGGTGCTAATACAGGTGTTCCAAAAGTAACTGTTACAAATAGTGAAGGAAATGTTACTGAAAAAGTTCCATCTATTCCAAATATATCTTCTCCACCATCTACTGTATTTGTTAGAGATGCATCTCAGTTAAATGAGAACTATGATAATAAGATAAGTGGTACAGTTGTACTATGGAATCAAAATAATAAGATTTTGACAGTTATTAATGATAAGAAACCAATTAATAGTAACTATACAAGTAAGAGTGGAGTTGGTGATTATTCCAGAGCAGCAGTTGGAACAAGTCCAGCACAAGTTTCTGATATAATACGTATCGGTGATATTATTGGATGGACTGGACAGACTGCTGGTGAAGAAAATTATGTTATGGTTTCTAAAGTAACTTATGAAAACGGTATTGATTTTGTATCTGATATTCAATCTAAGGGAACTTCTACTTCTGCATCATATATAACTAAGGAAGTTTCTATTGAAAATCCAGCAACAGGAATTGATGTCAGATTGACTGCAAATACT